AGTGACAGAGATGGGTAATTACACCACTCTACCAATTATTGCAGATTCATTTGTAAAGATTGGTGGAGATGGTACTAATATTTTATTAGACGATGGTACTGTTTTACCCATAGCTAATCTACCTGTAGGAGTAACAGAAACTTCACAATTAGTAAATAATGGAGAAGATGGTATTAATCCTTTTATTACACTACAAGATTTACCTGTATTTGTACCAGGAAATTATGACTTAGATGAATTTACAAATAACAATATAGACCCATTTGCACATCTATCAGAATTACCAACTTATATAGATTTTATAGAAAATGCTATAACAGATAATGTATTTGATAAATCCCCTTCAGAAAATATAGTTTATGAAAAACTTTTATTAAAACAAGATAATTTAGGGTACACTCCTATTAATAAAGCAGGAGATATTATGTTAGGTAGTTTATATCTTATAGCAGATCCTGTAACAGCATTAGAAGCTGCTACAAAACAATATGTAGATAACATAGCAGCAGGTATTACTTTTCATGCTCCTGTATATGCAGCAAGTACTGGTAATTTAAGTGCAACTTATAATAATGGTGTTTCTGGTGTAGGTGCTACATTAACTGCTTTAAGTACTGGTGCTTTAGTTTTAGATGGTGAATATTTGTCTGCTACAGACAGAATATTAGTTTGGCAACAAACTGATGAAAAAGAAAATGGAATATATGATGTTACTGTAGCTGGAGATATTTCTACACCTTATGAATTAACCAGATCTCCAGATTCTGATAATAGTCCTCCAGGAGAGTTAAAATATGGTGACTATACTTTTATTTTAGCTGGAAACACTAATGGTGGTAAAGGTTTTATATGTAATACTCTTGGAATTATTATAATAGGAACTACTTTAATTACTTTTGTGCAGTTTAATGCTGCTCAAATAGTAACACCTGGATATGGTTTATTTAATCCTTCTCCTAATATTATAGCAGTAGATCCTGTTATAATTCAAGAAAAACTAAGTCTTACAACTACTGGAGGTAGTGGTCCCGCAACATTAGTAGGTAATGTTTTAAACATCCCACAATATTCAGGAAATCCTGGAACAATAACTTCTATAACAGTACAAGCTCCTTTAACTGGAGGAGTAATAACAACAAATGGAACTATAGGAATTCAACAAGCTTCTGCTTTATTATCAGGTGCTCTTAGTTTTGCTGATTGGATTGTTTTTAACAATAAACAAAATGAAATCATTCCTGGTACTAATTTACAATATTGGAGAGGAGATAAAAGTTGGCAAACATTAGATACAACTGTAGTTGCTGAAAATACTAATTTATACTTTACAGCACTTAGAGCTCAAACAGCTATGGCTGGTCTTTATGAAGTACCTTTAACTTTTTCTCTTCCTTTATTAAGAACTGGAAATAATATAGCTATGTCAGCAGCTGATATAGATAGTGATGGTTATTTGACTTTTGGGGACTGGAACACCTTTATGAATAAACAAGCTGCACTAGTTTCTAATAGTAATATTAAAACAGTAGGAGGTGTATCTTTATTAGGTTCTGGAGATGTACCATTAATACTCCCAATTAGAGAAGTTTCTGCTTCACAACCCATATCTAATACTGATAATGGTGTAGTAATATTAGTTACAGCTACATGTTCTATAACTATACCACCAGGATTAATTGCTAATTTTGAATGTTCTTTTGTTACTGCTCCTAGTGCAGTATTAACTATAGTATTAACTGGAGGAGTAACTATGATAAATAACTCAAGTTTAGTTATGTTACCTCAACTTAGTTTTACTTTAAAACAAAGACCTACTTTAAATACTTATATAGCAACAGGAAACATGTAATTATGAATAAAACAGCTTTTGAAATATATAGTACTAAAAAAGGAGGAATATTTACTTCTACTTGGAACACTAATTTAGTAGAAGTAAGTACAACAGAATTAGCTAGTACAGCCACGGGAACTAACTGGGCTGGTACTAGCTATGCTTTAGGGTATACACACACTCCTGGAAGTACAGTGTCTTTAGCTAGTACTATAACATCACAAATAGGCTTTAATTTTAGATTAGTTGCTACTATAACTGATAGAACAGTAGGAAGTGTAGGTATTAGTTGGGGAGGAACTTCTAACACAGGAATATCTACCACAACTACTTTAGAACTATTAACAACTGCAACAACCGCACAACTTCTAATTACTCCAACTTCTGATTTTGATGGTAAAATAGTTATAAGTCTTAGATGCGTTTCAGCACCTAGCAACCAATTAAAACTTCCATTAGTTTCTACAGGTACATATAACTTTTGGGTAGATTGGGGTGATGGTACTTATGATAACATTACAAGTTGGAATCAAGCACAAAGAATCCACACTTATGCATCTCCAGGAACATATAAAACTAGAATTTCAGGTATTATAACAGGATGGGAGTCTATACAAGGAAATAATTATTTTGGGGACAGAAAAAAACTGATAAGCATAACTAGTTGGGGTAAACTAAAACCAAGTAGTAGAGCATTTGATGGTTGTAGTAATATGACATTGTCCAATGTTAATGATTTACTTGATTTGTCCAGTCTTACTAGTATGCAATACATGTTTGCTAATTGTACAACGCTTACTACAATAGGACGAAGTACAGAATGGAATACAAGTACAATTACAGATTTAAACAATTGCTTTTATAACTCGGTTAACTTTAACAGTCCGTTAAATGGTTGGAATACTGCTAATGTTACAAACTTAGGCGGTACATTCTTAGGCTGTACTAACTTTAATCAAAACTTAGGTGCATGGAATGTGTCAAATTGTTTGTTTTTCCTAGGTGGTCAAATAACAGGTGGTACTTTCGGTAATTGTACTAACTTTAATAATGGTGGCAGTTCGGACATTAATAATTGGGTACTTAAATCCTCTGGTAATATTAATATGGGCAGTATGTTTGCCAATTGTACTAGTTTTAATCAGCCGCTAAACAACTGGAATACTACTCGTGTTACTAATATGAACAGCATGTTTGCCAATTGTACTAGTTTTAATCAGCCGCTAAATGGTTGGAATACTGCTAATTCAACAAGTACAGCAGCAATGTTCTATAATTGTACAAGTTTCAATCAAAACATAGGCACATTTAATCTTACTAATTGTACAGACGTAAACACTATGTTAGCTTACTGTACTAATTTTAACAATGGTGGTAGTCCTGATATAAACAATTGGAGATTTAAGACTACAGGTAGTGTTGATGCTTATGGTACGCTACGTAATATGCCAAATTTCAATCAACCAGTAAACAACTGGAATACTGAAAGGTTTAGCAGAATCAGTACAATGTTTTATGCCAGCACAAGTTTTAATCAGAATCTAAACAGTTGGAATCTTGATAACTGTAATATCGCTACAGAAGTCTTTCAATCAGCTACAAGTTTTAATAATGGCTTTGCATCTGGCGTTAGTACAGGTAATCAATTGACATGGAACTTGCCTATATGTACATTAGTATGGAATATGTTTGCTAGCGCCACTTCGTTCAATTCTAATCTTGGCAATGGGTCTACGCCTTGGATTATAAACAATTGTATTAGCTTTGGAGCTATGTTTAGCGGTGCTACTAAGTTTAATAACGGAGACAACACAGCTCCAATTGCTAATTGGTTGTTTAAGTCTTCAGGCAGTATCAGCACTAGTTCTATGTTTAACGGTTGCATAGTCTTTAATAGACCATTAAACGGGTTAAACCTTAGCTATGTTACTAACATGGATGGTATGTTTAGCGGCTGTACATTGTTCAATAATGGGAATGCTTCTGGTGTAGGCAATACACTGACAATGACATTAAATACGACTGCACCGTTTACAACCATTAATACTTTTAATGTATGTACTTCATTCAATTGTGATGTAAACAGTCTAGATTTTACAAGGTGCACAAACATGTATGCATTGTTTAATTCTTGCACCAGCTTTAACAATGGCAATACACCTGGTACTGCTGGCATAATGACAATAAATACTAGTAACAGTGCTAGTATAGGCTATATGTTCTTTGGTTGCTCAGTATTTAATCAAGACATTGGGCTGTTCAATGTTAGCAAAGTTATTAGCTTCAATGGTATGTTTTTCAATGCTTATGCATATAATAATGGGGCAGATGCAAATCCAATAAACAATTGGACATTGAACACTACTGTAGGTGCTAACATAGATATGACAAATATGTTAGGAGGTAATCAAGGCACGAAAGTTTTCAATAGAGCTTTGAACAATTGGAATACATCTGAAGTAACAAATATGAGTAGTATGTTTGTTAACAGTGGTGGTACAGCAGTATTTAATCAACCAATTGATAATTGGGTTATGAGTAAAGTAACTAATACTTCTTTTATGTTTTGGGGTAGTACAGCATTTAACCAATCTTTATCTAATTGGGAAAGAGTGGGCTCTACTATGGCTAATGTAACTAATATGAGTAGTATGTTTTTAAGTGCTACATTTAATCAAAATATTAATAGTTGGAATGTAACTAAAGTAACTAATTTTAATAGTATGTTTGAAAGTAGTCAATTTAACAATGGATTAGCTTCAGGTGTTGCTGGACAATTAACTTGGACAACTACAGAAGCTTTAACTATAAGTAGAATGTTTACAAATAATGTTAGATTTAATCAAGAATTAATTAACTTTAATGTTAGTAAAGTAACTACCTTTAGTGGTATGTTTTATGGTGCTACAGTTTTTAATAATGGAGATAATACAGCACCTATAAATAACTGGAATATAGGAGGTGGTGTAACAGGTACAATTACAATGAATCAAATGTTTCAAAGTTCTAAATTTAATAGATACATAGGTGATTGGGATGTGAGTAAGGTAACTGCTATGGGTAATATGTTTTTATCAAATACTTCATTTAACCAAGATATTAGTAAATGGAATATGAGTAGTGTGACTAGTATGGATGCTATGTTTTATAGTGCTGCGGCATTTACTAATGGAAGTAATACAAATACAAATCCAATAACAGGATTGACAGGTATAAATGGTTGGAATATAAATACTACGGCAACATCAGTAACTATGACTAGTATGTTTGCACAAAATACTATATTCAATCAACCAATTGGATCTTGGAATGTTAGTAAAGTAACTAATATGTCTGGTATGTTTTATAATACTGGTGCATTCAACCAACCTCTTGTATCCTGGAACGTGAGTAAGGTGACAAATATGAGTAATATGTTTTATGGTTGTCCATTTAATCAAAATATTGGCTCTTGGAATGTGAGTAATGTTACTGGCTTCACTAATTTCATGTCAAGTAAAACACCATCAACCTACTCATCAACTAACCTAGACGCAATATACAACGGATGGATAGTAAACGGAGTTCAACCAAATACATCAGGCACAACAAATATAAATTTTGGAAGTGCTAAATACACATCAGCAGGAGCAGCAGGAAGATTAACACTAACATCAGCACCAAATAATTGGATAATACAAGACGGAGGACTATGATAAAAATAAAAAAATACCAGATTGAGGACTAACAATAAAAATCAAATAAAATGACAGTATTAATAACATTAACAACAGCAGGTGCAGATACAGGACCTTTTAATTTATTTTCAGATGCTAATGGATATACAACAGCATTTAATGCAACACCAGTAAGTAAAGCAGAACTATTGGCTGGTTATCCATCTGATACAGTTCCTGATGCTACTACAATTATAAAAGTAGTATCTTTAGGAGATTGTGTAAATTCTTTGTATATAACATTATCAGGTGTAACCACTACAACTACTAGTACTACAGTAGCAGCTACTTATTGTACTAGTTGGACAGCAGCAAATGAAGGAAACATAAAAATGTCTACTCAAGGATATATTGATTTCACAGCAATATTAGCTGGAAGAACTATAGAGCCTGGACCTTTATCTGTAGGAACAATTGTTGGATATATAGTTGCTGGTGTTGGAACATTTACTTGTTCTATTCCTATGACATTTACTACATCTCAAGCAGAATGGGATACAAACACACTTCCTGTAGTTACAGATAAAGTGTTGACTTCTTTGATATATAATGTTGAAGTGGTGTTTAATAATTCTGATGAGTATTCAATAGTTGCTGGACAAACGAATGCAGTTGTAATTCCTGGACAATTAACTTCAGAATATAACGACTGTCCTGTACCTACAACCACTACAACTAGTTCTAGCTCTACCAGTAGTTCAACTACAACTACTACTACAACATTACTACTATAAAAAATCTGAGTTTGTTGGTTTTCTTAGATTTCCTCTCAAGATATTCTTGGGAGGTTTTTGGTTTATAACCTTTTTGATTATAAAGAATAACATATTTGGTTAAATTTATTTGGATAGTATGAAAAGTATTTTTATCTTTACCCTAATTTTAAGTAAACTAAACTAAATATGACTGAGAATCAAGATTTATTATTCAAGTTAGAAGAGTTATTAAGACAGAAGAAAAGTAAAAAATTCTACGCAGAGAGATTAGGAATAAGTGAATATGAAGTGAACGAACTTCTAAAAGAACTTAGAGAAAAAGATGATTTACCAATTGAACTATCTCCTAGTTATAAAGAAGAATCACGTAAGGTGAATGTTGAGAAGGGTACAATAGAAAGCACTATCACTAGTGACTTTGATCCAAAGGATGATATTGAACTAGCAGCATTACACAAAATAAATTTAGAAAAATACATCATTACCAACTACTGGTCTAAGATGTTACCAAGTGGAAAGTTTACTTCTTCCATCTTTAGTAAGTTAATATCAGATGATGATATTATACGAAAAGACTTAACTGAAGATATAAGAGAAATCTTCTCAACAACAGAAAAGTTTTCTGGAAAAGTAAAATATCGTGAATCTGACAAAGCATTATTTGTGTACATAGCAGATGATCATACTGGGATTGATTTTAAAGACTCTTTATTTGGAAACCCATATACAGGAGATATATATCATAATCGTTTAAAAGAACTAGCTAAACAGATTATATCATTAGATTATGTAATAGATACATTATTTATAGTTAATCTTGGAGATGAACTAGATGGTTTTAATAAACAAACTACAAGAGGTGGACATGCATTAGAATCTTTATCAAACAAAGAACAGTTTAATATTTATACTTCTGCTAGAAAAATATTTTATGATACAGTAATGACTTCTGGTCTTTTTCAAGAGGTTAATATAATAAACATAAATAATTCAAATCACTCAGGTAATGATTACTCATACATAGTGAATAAGGCATTGGAGTTTTATTTAGATGCTAGATACGATAATATAACAATTGTCAACCAAGATAAGTTTATAGATTCATATGTATGGGGAGAGCATAGTATTTTACTTACACATGGTAAAGATGAGAAATATATGAAGTTTGGATTTCCATTGAATCTAAATGAAAAAGTTGATCTATGGTTATTAGATTATTCTAAAAATCTAACAACTAAATATATATCAACAGTTAAAGGTGACTTACATGCTTACTCAGTTAATATGGGTAAATCAGGTAGATATATTAATGTACCATCTATATGTGGTGGTTCTAATTGGATAGAACATAATTATGGTTCTTCTAATGCAGGTGCACTACTAGAAGTAGTTGATAAAACAGATAAAAATATAGTATCGATACCTATCTGGTTTTAATAAAATATTATGGCAAATTCTAAAATAACAATAGAAAGAAGTATAGAGATAAATTCTTTAGATTATTTACATCAGTGTACTAAATGTAATGAGTTTAAACCAAATTATGAATATTCTCCCAGTTTAAATAAAAGAGTAACAAATAGTTTAGGAAGAGCATTTGTATCTGAATGTAAGTCTTGCAGAAGAAAATATCATTCTTCTAGAGCAGTTTTAGATAGAAAAAAAGAACTAGCACCTATTCAAAGAAATAAACATAGACTCAGTTCAATTTTTTGGTCATCTAAACAAAACGCTAAAAAAAGAAATTTAGAACACAATATAGATTTAGAATACATTAAAGATTTATTTAAAATACAAAAAGGATTATGTTATTATACTGATAAAGAAATGTTTATTGATACAAGAGAAAAAGATAATAATGAAGATTCTGTATCTTTAGATAGATTTGACTCTTCTAAAGGATATATAAAAGGAAACATTGTATTATGTAGATGGATAGTTAATAGAATGAAAAATGATATTAATTTCAAAGATTTTTTACAAATTGTTTCTGAAATAAATAAAAAACATAATATATAATGGCAACACTTCGTAAATTAGTCAGTGATGTTAGGGCAATGCATAAAATATTATCAACTGATGCTTTAACAACAGATAGAGCAATTGCTTCTGAGATAAGAAACAACTCTTTACTATTAATCAAGAGAGAAACCAATCTTAGAAAGCTCTGGGCTACAGATACATTGTTTACAACAATTCCTTGTTTGGAAATGTGTGAGGTGTCTATATCTGAATGTTGTGACTATGTTGATCCTTGTACTATTGCAAGAACTACATTTAAACTCCCACGCATATCTGAAGGAAACTATCAGTATGTTATACAGGGAGTTTATTCTATTAATGCAATGAGTGGAAAAGGAAGAAAGCTAAAAGAAATTACAGTTAATAGATACATCAATCTATTGAAACTTCCTGTAATTAAAAAAGAAGAATACTTCTGGATATCTAATGGATATTTATATGTAAGTAATCCACTTCTTAAAGCAGTTAGATTTGTAGCTTTCTTTGAAGAAGATGTAGATAATGAAATTATGTATCCAGAATGTGGATGTGGTGCTCCTGAATACACAGTGGAACAATTATGTCAAAATCCTTTGGATAAAGAGTTTCCTCTTCCTGGATACTTAGAACAACAAGTCCTTGAGTTAACATCTAAAAAACTACTATCTACTTATTTCCAAATTAAGACAGACATAAGTCAAGAAGGAATAGATGGACAAGCTCCAAATTCAAAATCAACTAATTAATGCGTGTAAAAGTAGACTGGAGATCTTCTAGTAAAGATAATTATAATTTATTTTGTAAAAATCATCCATCTATTAAACTTACATATGATGAATGGAGAAACATTATATATACATATAATGAATTCTTCAAAGAATACATATTAGAGACTGGTGAAAAAGCAAGACTACCTTATGGTTTTGGAGAGTTCTCTATCAATAAGAAGAAAAGAAGAAAGATGAAAGGCATAGATGGGAAAGAGTTTATTAACTTACCTATCGACTGGCAAAAGACTAAAGAGAAAGGAAAGGTTATCTACAATTTCAATTATCACACAGAAGGATATTTCTTTGGATGGATGTGGTTTAAACAAGCAGCACGCTTTAAGAATTCTGACCTTTGGTATTTCAAACCTTCAAGACTCACATCAAGATTATTATCACATTACTTAAAGACCAACGATAAGTACCAACATATATACCAAGAGTGGAAAAAATAATAAATTATGAGCTACTACTATAAATATGCTTTCGTAAGTCCAGAACCTGTTTACTCAACTGTTAAAGAAGAGCTGAAAAGCTATTTCGATACTGGTGCAGTGGATGATCTTTTATTTCCTACCTATTTAGATAAAGCTCTAAAGAAGTTAGGAAGAACAACTTATGTAATTACTGATGAGGTTCTTTTTGTAGAAGACTTTGAAGCTAGACTTCCTGATAACTTTTATGCTGTGAGAGAAGCTTGGATGACTACAGAAGTGGCTAACTATCCATATCAATCAGCTAGTTCATTTTATTCACAAGCAGTTTCTGAATCAACTATACAAGTGTCTCCATTAACTATTGGTGGAACACAATGTAATAATGGAGGATGTCAAGATCCAGGATGTGAGGGAAACTGTATGCCTGTATTGATACAAGCTGTATATAAAACAACTAATAGTGTAGCTAGAGGATTTACTCATAACTACTTACTTAAGCCTGGAAGCATCTCTGCAAGAAAGAATTGTGATGTATCTTATACAAATAACTTTACTCCTGGTTCTGCTAGTATTGATTCATTTGATATTAGAGATAATAAGTTTGTTACTAATTTTAGAAATGGTGTTGTACATTTAATATTCTATGCTACAGAATATGATGAAATAGGAAATCAATTGATTCCTGACAACTATCGTATTAGAGAGTATGTAGAAGCATTCCTTAAGTTTAAAGTGTTTGAAACTCTTACAAATCAAACTGTTGATGAAACATTTAATCAGTTACAACAAAAACTGATGTATCATAAGCAAGCCTATGAAGAAGCTTTCATTATGGCAATGATAGAAGTTAAGAAGGAAACTGCTTGGGAGAAACAAAGAAAAATCAAAAATGATTTAAATAGATTTAATATGTACGAACTTCCTACTAGTAGATATGGTAGAAGACGTAACTAATTAAAATATCATTATGGCTGAAGAACAATCACAAGGAAATATTAAACAAGAACTTAATAGTGCTAATATAGGGTTAAACCTAGATAACACATTAAATCAAATTAAACAGGGCACGCTCACGTATGCCCTGAATGCTGCTTTAGAAAACTTTGATGCTTCTTCTGTCAACTATCAGAATGAACAAGGAAATGAACTATGTGTTACATTTCCTAAAGAATATGTATTAATAGGAACACATTTTATTAATGAACAAAGTAAACATATATTCTTCATCACCAATCCTAACACAGGAGCTAGTGAGATAGGATATATGGATAACAATGATTGTATCTATCACACATTAGTTAATGCACCATGTCTTAACTTTAATACAGATAATCCTATACATAAAGTGGTACATAAGATTACTAATTGTACAACAGAAATATATTGGACAGATGGATTTAATCCTAGAAGATATTTAGATATCAATGATATTCCATATATGTTAAGAAGTGGATCTCCTCTTTGCGATCCTATTTTTTCAGATCAATTAGATTGTAATCAATTAAAACTACAACCTAATTTTAATATTCCAAATCTTGCTATTGCAGATGTTACCACAGGAGGTTCTCTTCTTGCTGGTACATACCAATTTGCAGCACAGTATTCTGATGCTGTAGGTAATCCATTCACTTCTTATTATTCTGTTACCAATCCTACACCAATTGCTGATCCACAAATTGCAACAGTTAACTTTAACTATGTTGTAGGAAAATCTATAGTTGTTGATGTAAGTAACTTAGATTCTTCTGGACAGTTTCAATATTTCAATCTAGCTGTGATTAAAACAGTTAATGCAATTACATCTGTAGAATTAATTGGAACATATTTTATAGATAACACATCTATAAATATAACTTACACAGGACAGATAAATGATAACATTCGTTTATCAATGAATGATATATTTGAGAAGTTTCCATATTATGATGTAGCGGAAGATGTAACAGCTGTGCAAGATGTTCTTGTATGGGATGGACTTACATCTATAGATAGAATTAATTATCAATCTATAGCTACGCAAATAGATCTATTGTGGGAAACATATCAGATTCCTCCAAATGAAAACTATTCAAATGAATTAAATGCTACAAATCTTAGAGGATATCTTCGTGATGAAGTGTATGCATTTGAAATTGTATTCTTATTAAAGAATGGAAAACAAACAGATGGTTTCCATATTCCTGGTAGAACACTAACTATAGAAGAACAATCTCTTCCAAATATTCTTATTACCAATAATGATTTTATTGGTGAACCAGAACCAGGTACAGACTATAGTCCTTATTGGAAAATTTATAATACAGCTTCTGTCATTAATGTTGCTACAGGAGATAAAATTGGTAATGCAACTCCTTATGAATATGGTAACTTTGCTTACTGGGAATCAACAGAAAAATATCCATGTAATCTAGATCTATGGGGAGACTTAGCTGATCAACCAATTAGACATCATAAGTTTCCAGATGTATTAGTTTCTCCTATAACAAAACCAACAGTAGACTATAATCCTCTAACAGGATTAGTTTCTCAAAATGATTATGTATATCCAATAGGAGTTAGAATAGATACAGAACAAGTTCGATCTTTAATATCAGCATCAAATTTAACAACAGATCAAAAAGCTGATGTAGTAGGATATAAAATAGTAAGAGGAGATAGGGGAACAAATAAGTCTATTGTAGCAAAAGGTATTCTTCGTAATGTAGGAGAATATAAGAGAGAAGAACAATCTTTTTACTTTCCTAATTATCCATATAATGATCTTAGTGAAGATGTATTTCTTAATTCAACTAATAATGCTTGGTCTAATGAAGCAACTCCTTGGTTAGTTACTTGTAATACTGTAGATCCTACATTAGGTTATGCAAGAGTTACTTTTACAGATCCAAATACAAATAGAGAAAATACAAGAGATCTAAAATTAAATGAAACTGTAGAGTTTTGTTCAGTAACTAGACCACTTACTCTTTTAGGAGTTTGTAACATAGGTCCAGGAAATTATGATGTTTGGTATGCAACAGGTTGTTTAGGATGTAGAGGATATCGTATAACTTGGGATGACCCTTTTACAACAGATAATTCAACAGTTAATTCTAGAGAAGATTACTTAGATGGAACTGGACTTCTTGATCTTAACTCATCAGGATGTGATACTACATATGCAATTGTTGAAGAAGGTTTTGGGATTGATAGTGATTGCTCAAATGGTTTTTGGGATGGATTTTGTAAATGCAACTCTGGTAGTCTATTTGGTCTTGAGGCTATTTATTTAACTACTGCAGTTGAACAAGACGAAGCTCAAATTCTTTCTAATGTGGGAAGAAGATCTAAATTAAACTGTAAAACACCAACACCTTTAAGTCCTATTAGTGGTAATGCAGAACTTAGTAAAAGACAAATATTTAATTCCCCAGAAACTTCTTTTGGTCAACCATTCTTAGGAGATATTCTTAAACTAGAGAATGTGATGTATGGTAAAGGATATGCGCATTTTGTACAAGTTAATAGTAATGCTAAATATAGATTACTTACAAAAGAAGCACAAGAAGATGCATTAGAAAGTTCAAATGAACTCGGTTCTATAACTGATCCATTTAATGCCACTGCTATGTTTACAGCATACCAAGCATATTTACAAATATATATAAATGGTATCACTAGAAGAAACTATGCTTATTCATTTAACTCTACAGCTAGTTATGATTATAATGCAAAGGTTACTAATAGTGGAAACAAACAAAGAACATTAGATATTAAAAGATATTTAATTCCAGGAGTACAAAATGTAGGAGACACATATAATATAAATAATTTTCAAAGAGAATCTTCTGTTTATTTAAAAACAGAAGAAGATAAAACTGGGTTGCCATTTCCTAGTGTTAGTGGAGTTACAGATAAATCTAGATTAACAATAGGAGGTAGTGGTGCTTGTGCTACTCCTGCAAGAGAACAAGGGATAAGTGTTGTTTCTTATTATGCATCATTGAAAAATACATTTGTAAATCAATATGGACAGATGTATTCATATGATACAATTGATACAGGGTTTCAAAAAAGTGTGACATCTAATACTACTGCTGTAATATTTGGAGGAGATACATTTATATCTAGATTTGCATTTAAAACTAAGATTCCTTTCTTTATTGATAATAGAGTTAATGCTCCTGATGATAGTGATATATTCTATGATGAGATTGGTAATGTGGCCTATCCAAAATACTGGCACTCAGCTAGATCTATATTAAGTAATTTTGATCTTACTAATACTCATGGTGGTACACCTACATTAAAAAATATTATTTCATATAAAGCTCATAAGTTTGATTGCCCTAATGATCCATTACCTGCTGAAGGAACTGGTAGAACATTCTATGATGGATATTTTTATTTGTTTGCATATGGTATTCCTAATTTCTATTGTGAGAGTTCTTATAACACAGATCTAAGACAAGCATTTAATAATAAAGAAGGAGACTTCTGGCCACATGTATCAACAGGTATTCCTGATGATTGGGTACAAGAAGACTTTGTATCAATAGCAAATGATAATACATATACATATAATGTAACATTCTCTAAACAGAATAAAGAAAATACATTTACACATTTACCAGCAGATTATAATGGAGCTCCATGTTATACATACTATCCATTTAGAGCTGTATACTCAGATGCACAAAACACTGATGCTGACAATAGAGTTAATAGCTGGTTAACATATAGAGCTATTTCTTATTTTGATTTTCCTCAGAACTATGGATCACTTATATCATTAGATGGTATTCAGAATAGAGCTGTTCTTGCTAGATTTGAAAACAAATCATTATTATATAATAACCTTCTTACAATTGATACAAGTAATCCACAAGCTGCATATGTAGGTAATCCTAATATGTTTAAAGGAGCACCTCCTATTGACTTTGCTGAAACAGATCTTGGTTACGTAGGTTCCCAAAACAAAATGTTATTGAAGATTCCTCAAGGACAGATAACAGTGGATGCTAAGAGAGGACAAGTGTTTCTTATACAAGGAACACGAGTAGAAGACTTATCTGCATTTGGTTCTGGAATGAATAGATTCTTTACAGACCATTTAGCATTTGAAATCTTGAGATATTTTCCAAAGGTAGATATAGATAACAATTTTAATGGTGTAGGATTACATGGTGTATATGATAGTAAGTTCGATAGAGTTATTTTAACTAAGTTAGATTATATTCCATTAAGTTCAGATATTAAATATGACACTACAACAAAAGATTTCTATATAGAAGAATCATTAGGAAATAATGTTTTTAATAAAATAATTGTAAGCTTAAAAGATCCTGATTACTTTTGTAATAAGTCTTGGACACTTTCATTTAATGTAAATACTAAGACATGGATCTCTTTCCATAGCTATATTCCTAATTGGTATATAGCAGAAAACAATTTCTTTTATTCTGGTATCAATGGATGTTGTGATGAGTTTGATTTTGTTGCAGGAGAATTAGTTCCTACACCAAGTACAACAACCACTACTAGTAGTAGTACATCTTCAACTACCACTACTAGTTCATCCACTACAATTAATCCTTGTTTATTAGCAGGGAATGTAATATTAACTAGTTGTGAATTAGAAGGAACAGGTGTAATCACTGTGCCTCCTGTTCCACCACCATGTCAAAGACCTATGAACTTAGTAACATTTGCACTTATACCAGGATATGTAATAATATCTCCTCCTTCAACAGTAGTTTCTACAGGAAGTCAAGAAGATGCATGTAATGCCATCTCTTATTTAAAATCACTTACTAATGATACTACTGCGAGTATTACCAATCTTTTAGCTAGTGCTGTAAGTTTAACAGTTGGGCAGACTTTATATGATACTTCAACAGGAACAGATTGTACATTGATACCTGATGGTTGGTATTTTACAGCAAGTACTATAGAGAGTGAAATAGTATACAATGTAGTCAATGGTTATATTATTCAAATAGTTAGTTGTAATCCAGTACCTACAACTACTACAACTACTACAGCAAATTGTTTCTCATTTACTATAAGTAAAACATCAACAGGTGTTGTAACAGTGAGTTATACTGATTGTTCAGGAAATCCACAAACTGTAAATGTTGGTAACTCAGGAGGAGGACCTTCAAGTCAAACATTCTGTGCACGTAATGGTAGTGTAACTACACCTCCTGGAGTATCATTGCTTAATAATGGACCTTGTTAATAAATTAATATGTCAAGAACAATAACAATAAAGTTAACACAAGTGGCACCATCTTCTGGACCATTCTCAATCTATGATCAGTTTGGGAATGTAATAGCAGAAGATGTGCCTAAGAAAACTCTTATGCGGGGTATGAGTTATATTGTGAATGATGATGTAAGATTAATTACCCTTAAGTCTATAGGTGATTGTACATCAGAAAAAACAATATACCTAAAAGATATTACAGAAGCAGAGTATATTAATATTAAGGTGAAACAGATTGTTACAGGATGCACATGGAGACACTTGACTAATATACAATTATACAATTCTTATTATGGTGTAACACATCCGTACATAATTGAATATCCATTTGCTTATAAGTTCCAAGATGAAATCTTACAGAACGTAAAAGATTATACAAAAGCATATGAATATATATCTATATCAGATGGTGTGTTTAATGATAACACAAGAATAGAAACAAACAACAAGTGGTTTAACAAAGCTATTCTATACAATGGACAACAGAGTTCAGGAGTGTTGAATCTTGTTGCTAAACCCCTTAATGATATGCGTGCATACATGCAATATCCAATATTCAATGCAGATAGTAAAACAATTACATACACTAAGAGTGATAACTTCTATCAATACAATACATTCTGGGCACTTCAGAAAAATTCTCAAGTTCCATTATTTAATACAGGTTGTGAAAGCTTATCTATTGATAAAGTGATTAACCAAAGCAATATGGATTATGGATCAAGAAGTTTCAAGAAAGCTACACTGAGAGCTAAAGAATTAAAGATACGTCATATATTAGATGACAATTGTACAACGCATTTAGTGAGTCAATTCCTCACCGCCAGTGCAATGCTTTCTTATAAATAACAAACATGGAAAATAAATATTATCTTTATAGACATATTAGACTTGATAAAAATGAACCTTTCTATATTGGTATTGGTACTAAACAACCTAGAACACATAATAGTGTTAAATCAGAGTATTCTTAAATATCTTATAAGTAATGGCTAGTAAAGTAAAATGCACATGTGGATGGAGCTGGAACAAATCTGATTCTAGTGCTAAGGATATGTACATATGTCATGAGTGTGGTAGAGATAATTCTAACAACATGAAGAATGGTGGTTGGCTAGATAATTATAATGATTATAGTGTTTCTGCTCCTGAAGGATTTCAAGGAGATGGATACAGCAATGTAGGTAGAAATAGTTCTCCTGCATGGGGAGGACAGTTTCAAGAAGGAGGAGAGATTCCTATTGCTCAAGGTGGTTGGATGGAAAAAATTGATAATGTACTTTCTGCACCAGCAAGAGCAGCTACATATGCTGTAGAAGCAGGAGCACATGCCATAGGTGCAAGGAAAGCTCCTCCTAAATATGAAGATCCTTCTGATGGACTTGGAATAGATGAAAAAGAACATCCATATTTAAAATTGGCTACAGATATAGTTTTAGATCCTACAAACCTTTTAGGAGTAGGAGCTATTTCAAAAATAGGTAAATTAGCAAAAGGTGTAAAAACAATGCAAAAAACAAAAAATGTTTTACAACCTACAGTTAAAGCAGCATTTGATGCAGCAACAAAAGCAGGAAAAGCATCTGGAGCAATAACTTGGGGAAGGAATTTAGGTAAACAACATAAAGCTTTTTTTAAAGAATATGATGTATTACTTAAAAATATGTATAAACCTGAAGTTGTTGAACAAGCTTTAAAGTTAGGAGCAAAAGATGCTATAGGAGCAACTGCGATTATTAATGATTTAATAAAAAAACATCCAGAAAAAAAAGAAGAAATTTTAAAAAATTATAAAAATATAACTGAAAAAAATACTAGTAAAAAACCACAACAACAAGTAATAGTAAAAGATAATAATGCTCCTCAATATAAAACTATACATACAGGAGAAGGGGAAGGGAGATTTGAACCTATTCAAAGACAACCTGTAAAAGGAATACGAAATAATCTACAACCAATAGGAATACAAAATGATTTTAATATAGAAGCAGACATTCCACAAATAAGACAACAAGTAAGACAACCTAAATATTATGATGTAGAAGATTATACACAAGGTTCTACAAACTATATTGGTAATCAATCTAATTATAGAACCTCTGACTTATCTTCTTTATCAGAACAAAGTCCTAACAATACAAGAAAGATTACACCACGTTATCAAATGGGTGGTAATGTCTATCCAGTTAATTATGTTCCTCAAGCACA